GACCACCGGCACGTCGGTCAACATCATCGGCACCCGCAGCGGATCGCCGGTGCAGCTCGTCGTCGCCGCGGTCGCGGCGCTGACGCAGAGCGCCGTCCTGCGGGCGGGCGCGGCCAACGCCGTCGTCCTCGCCGACGGCGCCTCGTTCACGCCGCTCGACGTCAACACTGGGATCACGATCATCACGGTCGGCTCGGCGATGACCGTCATGACGAACATCGACGCCACGCTCGAATACACGCTCGTGCCGGCGTAGATGCGATTCGATCCCGGTCCGTGTCCGATCTGCGGCGCCGCGCATACGGCGTGCACGTCGGGCAGCGGACCGATTCTCGTCGTGCAACAGCCGGCGCGGGATGCCGCGGCCGCGATCGACGCGCCGGGCCCGCCGCTCGTCGCCGAGATCGTGCAGGCCACCCTGCCACCGGGGCAGGTCACGTCAGGGACGTATCGCCGTCCGAAGAAAGGTCCGTCGGGTTCGTGACCACGTTTCTCCAGCCGCCGTTCTGGGCCTCGCATGGGGGCCGCGCGATCGCGCCGCACGCGATCTCGGTGCTCGTGACGGCGCCGAGCCTCGAACCGCTGACGCTCGATCAGGGCAAGCTGCGCGCGGGCCTCGAGTGGAGCGTCGGCGATGCACGGGACGTGTTGATGACGGGCTTCATCCAGGCCGCGCGCTCGAAAGTCGAGAAGGATACCGGCCTCGCGCTCCTGACGCAGACCCGCGACGTGTACCTCGACACGATCGCCGGATCGTCGATCACGCTGCCGGCACAGTCGCTGCCGCTCCAATCGGTGACGTCGATCAAGTTCACGGATACTGCGGGCGTCGTCAACACCCTCGCCGCCACGAACTACGTCGTCGACCTGGCCAGTGGGCGCATCGGGCTCGCGCTGGGCGGGGCGTGGCCGTCTGACCTCCGACCGTTTCAGCCGTATGTGCTGCGCCTGGTCGCCGGTTGGGCGTCTGTCGCGCTGCTGCAGGCCGAGGCTCCGCTGCTCGTCCATGCGGTCGGCCTCCTGACGGCCCATTACGCGACGCTCGGGCGCGATCTCGCGACCATCGACCCGGCCACCGAGACTCCGCAGGGGTACGAGGACGCGATCAGCAGCTACGTCCCGGTGAGCCTCGCATGACGATCGGGATGAAGACGTCGGTCGGCGCGCGGCCGCATCGTGTGATGCTGCAGAACCCGGGCCCGGCGGTCGCTGACGGCGACAGCGGCTACACGCAGACCTGGGCGGACCTGGTCCCGCCGTGGGTGTCCGCGCAGATTCTGCCGGCGACGGCGAAGGACCTCGAGCGCGTGAGCGCGGGCACGGTGCTCGCGACCGCGACGCACATCGTGTCGATGCCCTATCACCCGCAGGTCACGACCAAGACGCGGATCCTCTTCAACGGGCGATCGTTCTCGGTGACCGGCGTCGCCGATCCGGAAGAACGACACGTCGAGACGATCGCGATCTGCGCCGAGGTGGTGAGCTGATGGCCGGGCTGGTCTGGACCGGCCTCGACGAGCTGAAAGCGGCGCTGCGGGCGCTGCCGGCGGAGCTCGCCGGCGAAGGCGCCGACATCGTCGAGAACCGCGCGGAACTCGCGACGTCGTCGATCCGCCAGTGCTATCCGTTGCGCAGCGGGGATCTGCGGGCGAAGCTCACGGTCGAGCACACCCGCACGCCGTTCGGCGCCCGGTCGGTCATCCGCAATACCTCGCGGCACGCGGTGCCCTTCGAGATCGGGTCGCAGGTGAATCGGGTCACCGCGCAGGGGTGGAACCGCGGCCGGATGCCGGCGAATCCGATTTTCACGCAGACGATCGTCCGCGAGCGACGGCGGATGCACGACGACCACAAGGCCCTGCTCGTCCGGAAGGGACTGCAGGTGTCGGGCGATGGCTGATTCCTCAGACATCGACGCGGCGCTCGTCGCGAAGCTCCAGGGGGACGCGACGCTCGCGGCGTTGGCGCAGCCGGGCGCGTTCGTGTTTTGGGACAACGAAGCCCCGCCGGGGGTGACGCCGTTCGTGAGCGTGTCGCTTGTCGACGAAGAGGACGTGCCGATCTTCGAGGGGACCGCCCACGAGGACACGCTGTATCTCGTGAAGTGGGTGGAGCTGTCGAGCGACGTCAAGCACGCGAAAGCCGGGGCGGCGCGGATTCAGGCGCTGCTGCATGGCGGCACGCTCCTCGTCGCCGGCTACGAGGTGCTCGTGATGCGACGGCGGTCCCGGATTCGGATGGCCGAGCCGGTCCCCGAGGACGCGTCCAAGGACTGGTATCACCGCGGCGGCCGCTATCAGGTGGTCGCCGCGCCGCTCGACACGTAAACGACGGTAGGAGAACAGGAACAGCACATGCCAGTCACCGCAGACATTCGACTCAGCGTCACGGGCCACCAGACCAACCCACTGGATCTCGGGACCGCGGACCTCCCGTTCGCCCTGAGCGCGACCGCGAGCTTGCTCAGCGGCGTGGCCGCGGGCCAGGTGGATCGGGTCTTCACCGATACACGCACGCTCGGCATCAGCGCGACCGAAGACCTCGATCTCGCCGCCGTGCTGCTCGATGCGTTCGGGGCCGCGATCACGTTCGCGAAAATGAAGGCCCTCATCATCAAAGCCGCCGCGGCCAACACCAACAACGTCAACCTCAGTCGGCCGGCCGGCGCGACGGGCGTACCGTTGTTCACGGCCGTCTCGGGCGGGATCGTCATTCCCCCCGGCTTTTGTTTCGCGTGGTTTGGGTCGGGCGCCGGCGTCGTCGTGACGCCGTCCACCGGCGATCTGATCACGCTCACCAACAGCGGCGCCGGCACAGGCGTGACCTACGACGTCGTCATTCTCGGCACGAGCACGTAACTCGATCACCCGTCACAGAGAGAGCAACAGGGACATCACATGCCAGCAGCCGATCGCAGTCACGGGCAGTACGGGCAGGTTCTCGCCGACCCCACCGGCGGGGGCAGCGACGTGCAGCTCGTCTCCCTCGATAAGTGGGACCTCGACATGAGCACCGACAAGCAGAAGGTGACGTGCTTCGAAGATCCGAATCACATCTACGTCCAGGGCAAGCCCGACATCAAGGGCTCGTTCAGCGGCCAGTACGACAAGTCGGTCGCGGGGCTGATCCTCTTCGGGATGGTCCTCGGGACCGTCGCGCCGCACTTCAAGCTGATTCCGAATCGGCTGTTTGCCACGCAGTTCTTCGCGGGCAACGCCTGGATCGACGGCAAGATTTCCGTCGACAGCAACGGCGGCGTGACGACGGGCGGCGCGTTTGTGGCCGCCGGGGCGTGGACGTCGCCGGTCGCGCCCGCGTAGGGCCGGCGTGATCACCGGCGTCATCGGGTCGATCCGGTGGCACTTCTACACCGCGGCGGGGATCCACGGCTACGCGCTCGCGCCCTGCAACAAGGCCGGGACGGCGTGGGACCTCGTCGCGACGGTCGTGTTGTCGGACGCCTTCAAGATGGCGCAGACGCCGCTCGTCTTCGTCGCGATGCACACGAAGAAGGGGCGCGACGGGACGTGCGTCGTCAAAACCGAGTGGCGCTGGCCGATCGTGTCGTGCCAGCTCGTCGACCATCAACTGACCGCGCGGCTCGGGCCGCCGGAGGACACCGCGCATGAGTGACGACTTCGACGATCCGGAATCCGTGCGGCTGCCGTTGACTGACGGCAAGTACGTCGACATCAAAAAGCGGCTCAACCATGGTGAGACCGAGGATCTCTTCGCGCGGATCTCGCCGTACGGGGTGGGCGTGAATCGGCGCGAGGTGCGGACCGCGAAGATCGCCGCGTATCTCCTCGCCTGGAATTTCACGAAGAAGGGCCAGCCGATCGCCATGTCGCCGGACCTCCCGGAGAACGAGCGGACCGACACGATTCGCAATCTGACCAGCGCCCGCGCCGTGGAAGTGCACAAAGCGATCGAAGCGCACGAAGCGGCGCTGGAGAAATCGGACGCGGATCGAAAAAAAACGACGGCTACGCCCGGTACGACGCCGGACGCCGATCCGATCTCGCCCTCGCCGTCCGCTGCGGCTGGCGCCTCCAGTGGGTCCGTGAACTGAGCGTCGACGACTATCAGCGCTTGATCGATCTCGTCAAACCACCACTAGGGGAGTGAGTCGCGCCGCATGATTTCCGGTAAGTTCGTCGCCGACTTCGCGGACTTCAATACGGCCGTCGCAGGCGCCGAGACGAAGCTCGTGTCGTTCGAGGCGGGCGGCAACAAGGTTACGACGACCCTGCAGCGGATGGAGACGAGTCTCTCCGGCCGCAAGCTGATCCAGGATGCGAGCCTCGCCGCGCAGGCCATCGAGAACATCGGCGGCGTGTCGAAGCTGACGGAAGCGGAGCTCCAGCGCGTCGCCACACAAGCGGGCGCCGCGGCCGACAAGATGCGCGCGATGGGGATCGATGTCCCGCCGGGGATTCAGAAACTGGCCGACACGGTGGCAAAAGTGCCGCCGTCCCTCGGCGCGGTCGACGTCTCCGCGAAAGCCACGGGCGCCTCGATCACGCAGTGGATTGAACATCCGCTCGCGGCCGCGAAAGACGCCGCCCTCGGGTTGGTCGAGAAACTCGGGCCCGTGGGCGTGACTGTCGGCGCGGTTGGGACCGTCGCGATCGCCGCGGGCACCGCGCTCTTTGAACTGGCGTCTCACGCCGCCAAGGCTGGGGAAGCCGCCGATCGGTTCGCGCTCATCACCGGGACGGCGATCGAGAAAGTCGGCGCGATCGGGGCGGGAGCGAAGATCGCCGGCGGCGACCTCGGCACGATGGAAGCGATGTTGACGCAGATGCAGCGGCGGCTCGACGAAACCGGCGAACCCGCCGAGAAGTTCAATGCCGCGCTCGAGCATCTCGGCATCAACGCCACATCCTTCCGCGCCGCGGACCCGAGCGACCGGATCAACATCCTGAGCGGCGGGATGCAGCGCGCTGCGGGCTCGACGACGCTGATGACCGACGCGCTCGCGATCATGGGGAAGAGCGGTGTCTCGAACATCAAGTTTTTGATGGAGAACACGGAGGCCGTGCGCGCGAAGGCCGAAGA